GTGCTTACGGATATCATTGAGAAGAACGCAGAAGAGGTACGGAATCTTGGAACGAATCGAACAAACAATACTAGCCAATCTGGTAAGGGATGATGAGTACACCCGCCGTGTCCTACCATTCCTAAAGGATGATTATTTCTCGGATCGTTCCGAGCGACGAGTGTTCTCACAGATCGAATCGTTCGTAGGGAAGTATAACAACCTACCAACCAAAGAAGCATTGATGATTGGACTGGAGGAGATGGGATCTCTCACCGAATCCGAGTACAAGGAATGCAAGGACACCATCGTGGGGATAATGGACGAGGAAGAATCGTCTGACCCAAAATGGTTGCTGGACACGACTGAGCAGTGGTGCAAGGATCGCTCGATCTATAACGCCATCCTTGAGAGCATCTCCATCATTGATGGGAAGTCGAAGACCAGCAAGAATCATCTACCGAAACTTCTACAGGATGCCCTGTCGGTTTCGTTTGATGTCAGTGTGGGTCACGACTACATCGAGGATGCCGAAGAACGATTTGACTTTTACCACAAGAAGGAAGACAAGATATCTTTTGATCTAGACTTCTTCAACAAGATCACCAGTGGAGGCATCCCGTCCAAGACTCTCAGTATCGTGATGGCGGGAACTGGCGTAGGCAAGTCTCTGTTTATGTGCCACCACGCAGCGAACTGTCTGTCCCAAAGCAAGAACGTCCTGTACATCACCTGCGAGATGGCAGAGGAACGGATCGCAGAACGAATCGATGCGAACCTGATGGATGTTACGATGGACGAACTCAAGGCACTTCCGAAGGACGCTTACGACAAGAAGATCGCACGGGTGTCCAATGGGATATCGGGGAAGTTGATTGTCAAGGAATACCCCACAGCAACAGCGAACGTCAACCACTTCCGAGCGTTGATGGAGGAACTAAAACTCAAGAAGAATTTCATTCCTGACATCATCTTCGTGGACTACCTCAACATCTGTGCAGCAGCGAGGTACAAGAACGGTGCCAACGTGAACTCTTATATGTACGTCAAGGCAATCGCAGAGGAACTACGGGGGTTTGCTGTGGAGTATGATGTTCCAATCTTCTCTGCAACCCAGACCAACCGAACCGGGTTCACTAGCACAGATGTGGGACTAGAGGACACATCCGAATCGTTCGGACTTCCAGCCACAGCCGACTTTATGTTCGCGGTGATAGCGACAGAAGAACTAGATACTATGAACCAAGTTATGGTGAAGCAGTTGAAGAATAGGTACAATGAAACCGCAGTCAACCGCAAGTTCGTGATAGGAATCAATAGGGCAAAGATGAAGTTGTATGATGTAGGACCAGACCAACAGGACTTGGTTTGCTCTGGTCAAGTCTCCGGTGGTGTAACCGAAGTCAAGTACAACGAAGAAGATAAGTTTTCAGATTGGAAGATTTAGGAGAAAGACTATGACTGATCCACGACAGAAGAATCTAGACAAGAGTTTTGTTGAAGAGTTCGATTCAGAACTTGAAGAGAAGATGAATCGAGAGGAACCTGTTGTCATCGATGACGATGATGATACCGAGGAACTTCGTGAATGGCGTGAGTGGGCAACATCCTACGAAAACGACGAGGGTGATGTGATCGACTGATCCCCCTAATATTTTATTATGAGCATATTGACCGATAAGAAGTACATCAACCTTCTTTCTTCCAAACTTAGAAATTTCAAGTGGAAGAAGGAAGACGGCGCTAATTGTTCCTGTCCTATCTGCGGCGACAGCAAGAAGGACAAGAAGAAGGCACGGGGGTATTTCTACACCCGTCACGGACGGTTCTTCTACAAGTGTCATAATTGCAACCACTGGTGCAGCATCTACGATCTCCTCAAGGAAATGGATATTCAACTGAGCAAAGAGTATCTGATGGAATCGCTTGGGAAAGAGCGACAAGAGAAATCGGGAGATGTAGATATGATATTCAAGAACACTACGCCAAAGTTCAAGTCAGATGACAAGATACTTGATGGGCTGATCCGTCTGAAGGATCTGCCTAACGATCATCCAGCGGCACAGTTCGCAAACCACAGGATCATCCCCAAACAACACTGGGGAATCCTGTACTATACTGATGACTTCGGATCGTTTATGAAACGACTAGATCCTGACACACTAGCGATAGGTGCAGAGCCACGACTGGTGATTCCGTTCTTCAACAACGATGGTAAGGTCGTGGGTGCGCAGGGTCGTGCATTGAATATGTCAGACGAAGTGAACGCACGGAAGACTCTCAAATATATCACGGTCAAGGGAGACAAGAGCATCGACCGATTGTGGTATGGGATGTGGCGCGCCAATCCTAAGAAGAGAGTGTACGTTGTGGAGGGACCGCTCGATTCTTTGTTCATCCAGAATGGTGTGGCAATCGTAGGAGCGGGGGCGTTGAGGAACATTCCCGCCCGATTCGCAAACTCAGAGATGACTTGGATAATGGACAACGAACCACGCAACCGACAGGTATGTTCCTACGTCCAGAAGTTGATCGAATTGGGGAGGGATGTCTGCATCTGGCCCGCGAGTGTAGAGGAGAAGGACATCAACGATATGGCGTATACTATGTCTACGCGAGAGATCAGGAAACTAATTGACGAAAACACATTTGGTGGCTTGCAGGCAACTGCACGGTTTCGTGACTGGAGGAGAGAGTGATGAGGACGATGGTAACTGGTGGTTATGGGTTAGTAGGATCTTCTATAGAGTCCACATTCAAACCTAAACGGGACGAGGTAGATCTGAAGAACATCTGTGACATCGTTGATTACCTCACGACCAATCAGATCGATTCAATTGTTCATTGTGCTGCGAAGGTTGGTGGAATCAAGGCTAACTCCGAATATCTTGGGGAGTTCTACTACAAAAACATTATGATGAACACCAATGTCCTAGAAGCAGCAAGGTTGTCTGGTGTCACGAAAGTTGTGTCTTTTCTTTCGACCTGTGTATTTCCTTCTGATGCAATATATCCACTAACACCAAACCAGATTCATCAAGGCGAACCACATCTGTCCAACTATGGATATGCTTATGCCAAGAGAATGTTAGAAGTTCAGAGCAGAGCCTATAGGGACCAATACGGTTGCAACTTCGTGACCGTGATACCCTGCAACATTTATGGTCCTCACGATAACTACAATCTTGATAGTGGACACGTTATCCCCTCTCTCATTCATAAATGCTACTTGGCAAAGAAGAACGGAACTGACTTTGATATATGGGGAACTGGGAATCCACTCCGAGAGTTTATTTACTCAGAGGATGTTGGTAAAGTCGTACAGTGGGTACTAGAAAACTACAACGATGCTGAACCACTTATCATCTCTCCCGACAACGAAGTCAGTATCTCCGACATCTCAAAAATGATAGCGGAGATTATGGGGTATGAGGGAAGAACCGTGTTCAACAGAAAGCGTGATGGTCAGCATCGAAAGCCATCAGACAACAGTAAATTGAAACATCTAATGTCAGACTTCAACCTCGTTCGTATCGAGGATGGTCTAAGGAAAAGTATTGAATGGTTCGTAGAGAACTATAAGGAGGTTCGTAAATGAAGAAGGCTCTAATCACAGGAATCAGTGGACAGGACGGATCATATCTTGCAGAGTTTCTTCTGTCGAAAGGATATGAGGTTCACGGCATCTTGCGCAGGAACTCTGTTGCAGAGAACCAGACCGCAAGACTAAAGAGTTGCTATAATCAACTCAAGTTGTATTATGGCGACATGACTGATCTGTCATCGTTGATCCACATTCTTCAGAAGGTACAGCCCGATGAAGTTTACAATCTAGCGGCGCAGTCACACGTTCGGATTAGTTTCGATATACCTATTTACACTGCGCACACCGATGCAATTGGTGTTCTGAATATGATTGAGGCGTGTCGGATCGTCTGTCCTGATGTACGTCTATACCAAGCAAGTTCGTCAGAGATGTTCGGGAATTGCATCGACGAAGATGGGTTCCAACGAGAGACAACTTCGATGCGTCCTGTGAGTCCTTATGGATGTGCAAAAGTGTATGCGTTCGGGATCAGCAGGAACTATAGGGAGTCCTATGGAATGCACCTCAGTAACGGTATCCTCTTCAACCACGAATCTCCTCGTCGTGGATCCAACTTCGTAACGAGCAAGATCGTGAAGGGTGCTGTTGCGATCAAGGCAGGGGAGTCAGATGAACTTGCCCTTGGAAACCTAGAAGCACGGCGGGACTGGGGACACGCAAAGGACTATGTGAAGGCAATGTGGATGATGCTACAGCAGGATACACCAGACGATTATGTTTGCGCCACAGGAATCTCTCATAGTGTTCGTGATTGTTGTGAATATGTCTTCGGTCAACTGGAACTAGACTACCATGACTATGTTGTATTGGATGAGAGGTTCCTCCGACCAGAGGAACTGAACGATCTGAAAGGAGACTCCTCAAAACTTCGGAATCAACTTGGATGGGAACCGGAGTATGGGTTCGAAGGTTTGATGAAAGATATGATCAATGACGCACGGCGACTGAGTAGTCTGGGGTTTGAAATGACGCCATACGATTCGTGTAAATAAAATAGGAGTGGGGATGCGATGAACGAAAATAAGTTGAAAGAAGCGTTGGGAGCAGTGTTGCAGTATGGATGGATGTGGGGATATCCAAAACATATCAGTAGGGAACACTGGAAAATTATTAGAGAATCATATAAAGAACTAAATGGTGCCAAAGATTTTGTACCAGACAAGAGTCGGAAG